ATCCTTAAACCCTGCTTTTGCTGCCAGCTCGCACGGCGAGGGCAGGCTTATATATTGCCTGCGCCAGCACGCCAGCTCACAGCTCGCCAGCTCGGCAAGCCGAGGGCGAGGTGAGGGCGTGGGCTTGCTTATTGGTATGGCTTGCCCTGCCGGGCAAGGCTAATGCTTGCCTTGCAGGCAAATGGGTATTCGCTTCGCCTGCAATGCAGTGCAGGCTAGCTTTTAGCTGCCCTTCGGGCAGGCTTATGATATGGCATGGCATTGCCTCCCCCCCTGCCCCCCCTTCGGGGGGGAGATGGCTTGCTGATGACTCAACATAGCTCAAGCCTTGCCTTGCAATTAGATCGTAGTAAGTCCACCCCCCTACCCCCCTCTAGGGGGGCTTAGAAGCACAATAATAAGCACATAATAGAGCAATAGAACACAGCGAATCTTATCTTTCCCGTTTATACCTCTATATTAGGACCAGAGGAAAATTTTTAATAAATAAGCAAGGCATCAGGCTTTGACTTCTCTGCCTTTGGTCGCAAACTGCATAGCAATAAGCCTTTCCCTAAGCCTATCAGTTCGATGAGATTCTGTATGCTGGACTTCATCATTATTTATTCTAAGAACAATCTCGATATCAGGTTCATAAAGTGTAATCATTTTGATTAAAAGAAAGAAGGGAGAAGGATGTATTCCTCCTCTACTTCTCTCCCCCGTATCAATTTGAGCACTGCATTGCTTTTAAATCTGTCTTGTCACTGCACGGTAACAAGGCAAACTATATAAGCTCCAATGCATGCAATTACATTGCTTTGCGTGCTGTCTTTGCGAGCAAAGCATTTAGTAAGCACTGCATTTCTTCTTCTTTTTTCATTTTTTTTGCTTCTTTTTTTTCTTTTTTCTTCTTATAGAAATCTCTCACAAAGAGCGCACAAATTCACTACAATCATGAGTGACGAAAGGTTTATATACTTGTGTGCTCTCTGATTGGGATGGCAGGATTAGACGCAATACAGATTCACAGAAACAACCGAGTGGCACATTTAAATGCCCTTCTGGCTTCAATACAGGCGTGCACAGCAGAGAATAAGTCAGCAGACAAGGAAAGACTCATAGCCAACTGCATGTCCGTCTGGGGAGCATCCAGAAGAAATGTCTTAGAGCTTCTAAAATGTCTTGAAATGACTGAAAAAATCAAGATCGTGGGGAAATCGGAGATATGGGCTATAAAAGAGCAGAACTGAAGAAGGTTCTGAATGAAGAATTCGGAAAGGAAAGACAAAGATGCAAAAACAGCAAAACAATGCACAAGGGGAAGAAATTGAGCCTTCAGATATGGCTCGAGCCCTGAAAGAAGCAGAAATCAGAGTAATGCAGAAAATCAAACTTAGAATGTTAAGACTTTCAAAAGATAAGAGATTAAGAACAAGGATGGAAGATGAAATCCATAAGTCTTTAAACCCACAAAAATGATATTAGACCCATGGCAACAAAAATTCTTAGAAACAAAAGGAGACAAAATTCTCTGCACAGGAAGGCAGTCAGGAAAGTCCGTAATCTGTTCTCAGGATGCTGGAGAATATTCTGTTTTAAACGCTAATCAGACAATCTTGATGATAGCACCAACAGAAAGACAGGCGTATGCTCTATTCGAGAAAACATTGAATTATCTTCTTGACAAACATCCTAGAATGATTAAGAAGGGCAAAGACAGACCTACTCAGACAAAAATTTATCTCACGAATGGCACAAAAATCTATTGCGTTCCTACAGGAATTGCAGGAATAGGAATCAGAGGATTTACAATCAATCGACTTTATGTGGATGAAGCGTCGAGAGTGCCAGAGGATGTGTGGACAGCAGTAACTCCAATGTTATTGACGACAGGAGGAAGCATGATTCTTTTATCGACCCCAGCAGGAAAGAGAGGATTATTTTATGAATGTTGGGAGAACAAAGGAGAGAATTACAATTCATTCGCAAGATTCAGCATTTCTTCTGAGGAAGTTGTTGAGCAAAGAACAATTTGTGATTCTTGGACACAATATCAGAAAGATAAAGCAATAGAACATCTAGCAAGAGAAAAGGAAAGAATGACAAGATGCCAATACGCCCAAGAGTATCTTGGCAAATTCATGGATGAACTGAAGCAGTTTTTCCCAACAGAATTGATTAAATCCTGCATGATAATCCCCCGAAATGAAGGTTACACCCCACCTCTCAGCTCGGGGGATGAATTCTTAGGAGTAGATGTAGCAGGAATGGGAAGCGATGAATCAGTCCTCCTCGCAGTAAAAAGAGTAAATCGAGACTACATCAAAATGGTGGATATGGAAATCACCACGAAAACAAGAACAACTGAAACAGTCCTGAGAATCAAAGAGATGGATAAAAAATGGCATTTCAGAAGAATCTTCATTGATAACGGAGGAATGGGAGTGGGAGTATTCGATTCTCTCCTCGAAGATAGACAGACAAGAAGGAGAGTAGTTCCAATAAACAATGCACAGAAAAGCCTAGAAGCATCATCAGACGGAAGAAAAACCTCAATAATCAAAGTTGATTTATACATCAATCTTCAAAAACTCATGGAAATGGGAAAGCTCAAACTTTTCGATGACCCAGAGATTTTGTTGAGCCTTCAGTCAATCCAATATGAATACGACGGAGAATGTCTCAAAATCTTCGGATCATACACGCACATCACAGAAGCCCTTGTTCGTGCAGCGTGGAGCATAAAAGACAAAAGTTTAAAACCTTACATAGCATAATAAAAACATGGCACACACAGGAATATTCGCAACAAAAGCAGAATGTGACGCAATGGCAGGAGAAAATATAGATGCCACAGGTTACACTGAAGCAAACATCAATATGTGGTGCTTAGAAGCTGAATCTTATCTTAATTGTCTTATGAAATACAACGCCTCAGACACATGGGCAGCCACATTAAACGTAGATAAAAAATACATTCTTTCTGAATATGTAGCACGATATGTCGGAGCATGTGCAATAATGTATAACATGGCAGGATTTACAACAAGAATTGAAGCAGAAGATATGTTGAATTTCCACGCATGGAGAATGAGAGCAATAGAGAAACTTATGGCAGACCAACCAACAGTCACTTTCTTAAAATTATAAAATGGCATTAACACTTGACGGAGAAGGGGAAAAACTATTCGGAAACAGACATGTTCATGAATCAATAATCCAAAACAATGAAGTAGATGGAAATATCAAATTAGGAAACCTAATCCCTATTTATGCAAATACTGAACCAACATTGACTGATGCTGGAGAGTTAGCCTTATGGATTTTAGATGGGGAAGTTTATGATGTATACAATTCAATAGTAGACCCAGCAAAATGGACTTATGGTTCAACAGGAGATGCAGGAATTTTTGGAAACCAAGAATCAACAACATACATTCAGATAAAATACACAGGAGTGCCAACAGTAGGAGCTCCCGCAGAAAATTGGACTGCAGCATTAACAACAGATGCAGTAGACCCAGCAGCATGTTCGAATATAAAATTCAAAGCATGGATGAACCAACCAGGTTTTTCTGGGAATTTTTCAAGTTACATGGACTTATACATTTTAGGAAAATTAGTAAAACACATGACAACATCAAACGAAACTGATGATTCAATATGGACATGTGTAAAAGGCAGTGATGGAAAATGGGATATTTATGACGATGGAGCATTGGTATTCAGTGATTGGGTAGCAACAGAAAATCAAGTAAGATTTTACACAAGAGGAGATTGGTCAGGAGCGGGAGAAGGAAGTTTTGATATGGGGTCAGGAGACAGAGATATGTGCCGATTTTATGAAATTAAATTAGATGCTCAAACTTTTTTAGTAGCAAAAGAATCAGCATCAAAACAAAAAAAGGTAGAACTAGTATAAAGATTTAAAAAGAGCATAAGCATTACATAATCATGGCAAACCTACGCATTTCATCTGCATCCATGACTGATATGACAAATTATGTTGAAAGTTACACTGTAGACCCTAAATCTCAGACAAATCCTTCTACTGATTACACAACAGATTGGTCACAATGGTATGGCTATTATGCAAACATCCCAGAACTCCAAGCAGTCATAGATGCCAAAGCCAGATGGACAACAGGAAAAGGTTACAAGGCAGAAGATAAAGTCAAGAAAATTCTCGATAAAATCAAGGGAAATGGAAAGGACACTTTCGATGACATCCTCTACAACGCATGCAGAACCTACACGATAGGGGGAGATTTTTACGCAGAAATAATCACGAATAAGAGAGGAGAACTAAAGAACATAAAACCATTGAATCCTGCAAGCATGATAATCAAATCAAATGATTCTGGAATAATTACAGGATATGAACAGGTTATTGGAAAGGATGGCACAACAATCAAATTCGCACCAGAAGAAATCCTACATCTTCAATGGAACAGATTAGGAGATGAGTGCCATGGAATCTCCACAATCCAAAAACTAATTAACATCATCCTAATGAGAAACGAATCGATGGATGATTTGAAAACAGTATTCCACAGATATGTAAGTCCAATGCTGATAACTGAAGCAGACACCGATGACCCGACGGAAATCGCAGCATTGAAAGTCAAATTGGACACAGCAGTTGCAAACAGAGAAAACATGATAATCCCTAAGGGAAGTGCAAATGTCCAGAGAGTATCAATCCCTCAATATTCAACACTTGACCCACTGCCATGGATTCAAGAACTTCAGAAATTCTTTATCATGGCTGAAGGAGTGCCAGAAGTCATCCTCGGATATGGTGGAAACACCACAGAAGCAGCAGCGAAAATCATCTATCTAGCCTATCAACAGATGATTGAACATAATCAGAACTTCATCGAAAGACAGATTTTAAGTCAATTAGGAATTGAGATTGAACTTGAATTCCCAGCAGACTTGATGGAATCAATAAAGGAAACAGCATCAAAAGCAGGAAACAAAGGAGCAGTCCAACCTGAGGATGTGAAAGCATGAAAGAAATTCAATCAAAAGAATTATGTGCAATCGGACTTCTTGCAATTACAGCAGGAACTTGCATTTTATCGTCGTCAGCATGTAATGTAGTAAGCCCAATCACTCTCACAATTCTTGCATACCTTTTGGGTAGAGATGCAGGATTTGTGAAAGGGAGACTGAAATGACAGAATCAACTCAAACGACGCCTTCGGCAGTCGAGGTTGATATGAAAGCAACATCGGTATCGCCAATCACTTCTCAAATAGATAAAGCTAAAGAGATGATTGAAAAAGCCAGTATTTCTGAAACAGAGTTAAGATTAAGTAAAAAAGAAGAAGAATTAAAAGCGTTAGAATTACAACTTGATAAAAAAGTCCAAACACTCCAAAAATTGATGGATGAAGCAATGCAGGCAGGAAGGTCAAAAATGATCGTGCCCGTAGTCAAGAGCAAAGATGAGATAATCAGAGATAGAGTAAATGCTATGTTAGCACCAATGGGGAGGAAGATATAATGGATTTTGTCGTCAAGGAATGTTCAAAATGTCACAAAATAAGGAAATATGTGAAGGATAGTTTAAGAGATAAAGAGACAATTTGTGGAAATTGTTGGGATTGGAAAGAAACTGATGATGAATACATAAAAAGGAAAGGTTTAAATAATAGGGGGTATGTTAATTAAGCATGGCTGACACAACAGGCGAACAAGATTTGAGAGCAGAAAACTTCGAAGCAATGGTAAAAGGATTTGCTTTGCAAGAATTCAAGATGAAACAGCTTGTAAATGTATCTTCTTCTTCAGCATGGATCGAAACATACTACAGAGAAACTTCAACAGAGTTAACAGGTGGACTTGGAAGTGCAGTTAAGGGAGTTCCAAGACTTGCTAATTTCCCATACGGAGAACCTTCATGGACTAAAGTTCAAGCATACATAGAAAAATATGGAATGGAAGGAGTTGTAAGCTGGGAAGATGCCATGACAGATAATATTGATGTTGTATCAAGAACACTTTTAAGAATTGCAAGAGCAGTTGCTTATGCAGTTGATGCTCAAATCTACGCAGTCCTTTACGCGGCTACTGGAAACACAGTTGCAATCACAGCAGGTTATGAATGGGATTCAGCCACAGTTGCAAACAGAGACCCAGTCGCAGACATACTCAATGCAAAGAGAGAGATAGAAATTGATAATTTTGACACCAACAATGGCTCAGGTTATCTTCTTTTGAATCCTACAGATTATGCAAATCTGATGAAGAACAGCAAGGTCATGAACAATCCTTCATTCAAGACTGCAGATGTAGTGAGCAATGGAGTTGTTGCGTCAATCTGCAATTTGAAAATTATAGTATCAAATGTCGTGGGAATCAACGCTACAGGCACAGATGCAGCGATGGTCGTAATAGCCAAGGAATGTGGAACATGGAAACAAGCAGCTCCTTTGACAGTATTTTCTATACCAGATAAGGGAGTAAAATACACCATAAGAGCTTTCGAAATGGGAGTATGCCAAGCCACAACGCCAAATGCTATTTGCACGATAACAAATACAAAGGCATAAAATGGCAAGTGAAGCAGTAATAATTGAGCTGTTGGGTAATAAAGGTGACCCAATAAGATATACAATCGCAGACACAGCTTTCGCTAAGGGAACAATCATGAAGATTACAGACCCTCGAACAATCGCAGCCACAACTGCAGCAGACGAACCAGTCGCAGGAATTCTCGCTCATGAAAAAGTAAGTGGAGATGGCTCAACTACAGCCTCCGTTTACACAAATGGTATTTTTGATCTAAAGGATGTTAACGCTGGTGGATGCACATGTGGTGCAATGGTCGCAATAGGTGGAGCAAATCTTATTGATGATGCAGACGCTAATGATTTAATACAAAATTCTACAGTAGGCTATGCACTCGAGATCGCAGCAGGTGCAGAAGTCATCGCTGTTAGAGTTTTGAAGTAGGAGTTCTCATGGCAGCAGAAGTTGCTATTATCGAATTGTTGGGCGAACCAAGAGGATGCCCAGTCAGATACACAATGGCCGAGGCTACAACTGTGGCTAAAGGAACAGTCATGCAAATTACAGACCCAAGAACTGCCTCAGCTCATTCTAATATTGACCAACCAATTGCAGGAATTCTGGCAATGGAAAAAGTCGGAGGAGATGGCTCAACAGTAGGAACTGTTTATACTAATGGAATCTTTGACATTACGGCTGCAGCAGCAGGTGCAGTTGCAATAGGGAAGGTATGTGCAGCCTCAGCCACAGCTAATATGTTCACAATGTCGGATGCAAACGATATGCTTCAGAATTCTATGATAGGATATTGCATGGAAGCTGCCGACAACGACGAGCGAGTTGCCGTCAGGATACTGAAATAAATGGCAAGTGGGGATGAAGCAAAGGAGCAGTTAATTCTACCTAATGTAAGCACAACTAAAAGAAACTTAATGGCTGCAGATGTTGGAACAATTATTTATGATGTTACACAATCAAAGATTTGCTTTGCAAAATCAGAAGCAATCGCAGCCGCAAGCTGGGAGACAAGTGCATAATGGCAAACGGAGATGAACCAAGAACACAGGTTGTTGTGCCTTCAATAAGCACAGCAGTAAGAAACACATTAGTGGCAGAAGTTGGAACTATAATTTACAACACCACCACAAGCAAACTTAATTTTTGTAAGACCCAAGCAGCAGGGGCAGGCAGTTGGGAGGCTGTGACTTCAGCATAAAATGGGAGCAGGAGATGTTGAGGTAAGAATTGTGAACGCTTCTACTTCAGATATAGACACAGCAGTCACAGCAATGAGATTGACAGCAGGTGCTAATGGTAAATTTATGATGACCTCAATCGGGCCTGAAGCTCAACAGGTCGTAATTGTAGCAATAACGGAGGCATAATCATGGCTGCTGGAGATGTAGATGTTAAATGCACTTCAAATAATTCTATGGCTGGAGCTTATTTTGATGGCGTAGATGACTTAATAACAACAACTGCAACAGCGTATTCTGGAATTTATGAGGGAGTTACATGGAGTTTTTGGATATATCCTATGAAATTTGGAGTTCATATTTTAGACCAAAGAAATGGAGTAAATGGAATACAACAATGTTATCTGGGTTCAGGAGCAGATGAAGGAAAAATTCAATGCACAGATAAACTAGGAGCAGGAACATTTTGGGATGCAGGAATCGTTCTCCATAAATGGCAACATCTTGTCATAACGATCGTGCCAACGGGAGCAAATGCAACTAAAGCATATCTATATGTAGATGGAGTAAAAAATGCAGCAAGCATAGATGACATGGAAAGACCAGCTCTTTTTTCGTGGAGAGCTTTAGTTATGGGCTCAAGATACACGGGAGCAAATTATTACAAAGGAATGTTAAAAGATGTTAGAATATTCAAAAAAGATGTGTCAGATGCTGAAGCACTCGAACTTTATGCAGGAAAGACAATAAAAACAGAGGATTTAGTCCATCAATGGAAACTTGCAACGGATTACAACGATAGCCAAGGAAGGTCAAATGGCACAAATTCAGGAACAGTTTTAACAAAAATGGACAGTGCAGTAAGCCAAGTCATAACAGCCCAAAGAGCAGCATACGGAAGCACATGCAAAACAATGCTATTCAAGGGAATAGGAGGGCAGGTAGGCTCTGTATTTATTGACGAATGAGAATAATATTTGAAAAGGAAATCATCGACGGAGAAAATATTTCTTATGAAGAATGTCCAGAATCAGAAGCCACTCATAAACACATTTGTGGCAATGATGAAGGAAAGTCTTGTCAAAGAATTCTTTTGTAACTATTCAGTGGTGGGCAATATTTATATAGTTGTGTGTGCTCTGTGAGATATGAACATAAGATATTCAAGCACAGCAGACCTTGACCCAACAGATGATGAGTTAAGTCACGCATATTCCAATGACATACTCGACAATCTAGCCAAGGAAGTAAAGCTCATGACCTTTAAAAATGGCATGATTAAGGGAATCACAGTCCAGAAACTAATCCGAAGATGGAAGGAGAAAAGATTATGATCGAAGATTGGATTCTACCCATAGGTTTGTTTTTGGAATATAATTGGAGCTATTCATTAATACAAGACTGCATGATTCAGACAGAAGATGGATGGATGCCCATAGATTATTTGAGGGAATTCAAATGAAAAAAATGAGAAGAAGCAAAAACAGAACAGTGGTTATGGGAGTAGCAATGCAAAGTGCAAAAGTAGGAGACATTATCCCGATAATAATTGGTGGAACATTTAAAGTAAAAATCAAAAAGAGGAAGAAATGAATACACTTAAATATTGGATGAGATTCATGAAAAAGTATGAAAAAGAATTCAATCCAAAATGTCCACAGTATTATTTCGCAGAATTCGGGGGAAAGAAAAGATGGAGAGTAAGGATACTTGTAACAGAAGCATAAGCGAACTTGAGAAATTGTGTAAAAGCATAACAATCTCAGTTTACGAGATTAAGAAATATCCTGAAACCATGAAATACATCGGGGAATACATCATTCAAATCAATTCAGATTATACTAAAGGAGGGAAAACACATGAAAATAACAAAAGAACAGAAAATATACAAGTATGCCTATGAACAGGGAAAATTTGATATGAATTTAGATACCAGACAAATGATTATTGAAGAATTTAGAAGTTGTATTAAAATTCATAAGAATTGTGAAATCCATAGAGATATAATATTAGAAAAATTAAAAAATATGCTAAAGACTCAAAACATCATTCAAATCAATTCAGATTATACTAAAGGAGGGAAAACACATGAAAACCAACCTAAAAATTGAAAGCATCGAGGATAAAACCTCAAAGGCAGGGAGAGCCTACAAGGCATTCCATACCTCAGAGGGGATTATGACTTGCTTCGAAAAGAAAATCGTAGCAAAGCTGGAAGCCTCAGTCGGGAAACTGATTGAATGTGAAGTTGAAGAAAGAAACGGATTCAAAAACATCACAGGCTTTACAGGGGAAACAGTCACATCCGAGAAAATCCAAGATGCACCAAAACCACAACCTTTCGCAGAAGAAAGAAGTGGCAAGCAGGCATCGGTTATCATAAGTTATGTAAAAGACCTTGTCGTAGCTGGCAAAGTTGATTACAAAGACTTCGTGAATAACTGTGTCATCTTGATGGAACTACATAAAGAATTATCTCAAATGTAGACCTCCATTTCGCATGGAACTTTATTGTTGTTTAACTTCTCTGGGTAGGGAGGCTAACCATCTCCTCCCTACTCGCCTTTAATTCATTGCTCATAATCATGACTTTTGCATCAACGGTTTTTGCTAATGGATCACCACAGTCCAGCCTATATAGGCTTTTCCTTTGGCGTGGGATGCCTCGCCAAAGTCGGCAAGGCTGTGGGATGCCTCGGCCTTGCCTAAAAGCGTATATGTCTGACCTACTCTTCGTGCCCATGGCAAAAACCAAACAAGCAAAAGTCGATTTGATTAAAATCGAATTGACAGGCTGTGATTTCGGATTGTTGATTACCTCCCTTGATGAGGCAACTTTCTGGAACAACAGTAACGGATTCCCTGCATCAGCAGAGGCAATCCAAGTTTTGAGAAATTGGATTATTTGGTCTGCAGGTCAGACCATCTATTCCGATGGAACATACAAATACAAAGGAGGTGACCAAAAATGATGACAAGAAAAGACTATGTAAAGATTGCAAGAGTCTTGAGCTGTTCAGCTTCAGACCCTTTGACAATAAAGAATTTCTGCATCATGCTCTTGGAGGACAATCCAAGATTTGATGAAGTGAGATTCTTGGCTGCATGCAAGCATCAGGGGGCAGACAAGCCCCTTGATGAAGTAAAAGGAGGTGAACAACATGGAAATTAGTCAAATAACTAATGAAGATCTGTCAAAGACATATCTCAGAGAGCAAGCACAAGGCCTGCTCTTTGAATTTAACAAGCTAGCCAAGCATGGCTGGGCATGCGATTCCTACATCGCAGAGAAGTTAAGAAACATTAATAACTTCTTGAAAGAAGTAGGATTTGAAGGAAGGCTGTAAAGCCTTCTTTCTTTCTTTTTTTATTCGTAAATCTCCTAATTCTGTAAGGATATTTCACCTTGGCACGCTTAGGCATTGCTGGCTGGGAGCACCGCAATGCTTAAATAGTTGAAAGCCATAGAAATGCTTAAGCATTTCTAAGTCAGGCTTTTGCATATTTGAAGGCAGTGCAGGCGTTCGCCACAAGCCAAGCAATCCAAGGGAAATATGGTGGTAAACCATATTGGAAGGTGAAAATCCTTAAACCCTGCTTTTGCTGCCAGCTCGCACGGCGAGGGCAGGCTTATATTTTGCTGCCAGCTCGGCAAGCCGAGGGCAGGCTTATATATTGCCTGCGCCAGCACGCCAGCTCACAGCTCGCCAGCTCGGCAAGCCGAGGGCGAGGTGAGGGCGTGGGCTTGCTTATTGGTATGGCTTGCCCTGCCGGGCAAGGCTA